ATTTATTGTAGATTTAGACCTTAGAACAAGTGGACTACAATTAAATAAAAAATCTTTTATGAATTTAGAAATAAATTTATTTTTATTAGAACCAACAGATTTTAAATCCCCCAAACTAAAAAAATACGTTAAAAGTCTTATCAAAGAAGTTTATGGTGACGTTTTTAGTAAAAACAAATATTTTAAATGTTTTTTAACCAAAAATGGAAATGCTAAACCAATCAAGAAAGAAACTGAAACTATTTAGTATTTATAAATAAAATATTAGATGAACGATTTAAAAATATTAGGTCCAAGAGATTCAGGTCGTGGGATTCTTGTTGAGTATGATGCGGGGTATATCGATCCAAACGAAAGAAGAAATCTTTCTATGATTAGAGAAAATAGAGATATGCTAGATCATTCAAAGCCATTTGAATTTTATGCCGTACTACAAAAATATAATACACCAAATAGGAATGGTAGAATTTATCCTGAAAAGATTTTAAAAAGAGAATCTGAAAACTACAAAAAAATGATTCAAAAAGGAACGGCTCTTTCTGAGTTAAATCACCCTGAATCATCTTTGATAGATTTAGATAGAGTTTCTCATGCGATTACTGATATATGGTGGGAAGGTCCTGTATTATTAGGTAAGTTAAAATTACTAACAAGTCCAGGTTTCCACGAAAGAGGTATTGTTTCTACAAAAGGAGATTTGGCAGCAAACTACTTACGTCAAGGAGTTACTTTAGGTATTTCTTCTCGTGGGGTAGGATCACTTAAAAAAGTGGGGGAACAAAATGAAGTACAGGATGATTTTGAGTTAATATGTTTTGATTTAGTATCGTCACCATCTACACCAGGTGCTTACTTATTTAAAGAACCAAATGAAAGATTAAACTTTGAGGAGAATCTTGATGAGGAGAAAAAAATGAATGCTGACAGACATGTTGGGGAAACAGGATCAAAATCACTTGACTTAATGAATAGATTATCCGATTATTTGAATAAATAATAAATTATGGACGAAAAATATTTTGTAGCAAAGATTACAACCGATATGGTTGATTCTGAATCAGGTAAAGTTAAAAAAACTAGAGAGGAAAAATTAGTTAAAGGGTATTCACCTACTGATGTTGAGGCTAAAGTAACTAAAGTTTACGAAAATTATTCTATGGATTGGAGAATCACCGCAATTGTTGAATCAAAAATTGATGAAGTTATAGAAGGTTAATATAACAAACGTTAAGAAAAAATAAATGGGAATGGATTAGTCTTTTCCCATTTTTTTTTGCCCCATAGTGTTAAAAATTAAACTTTTTTGAATAATGTGAATATTTATTAGAAAACTATTTTAAAAAAAATGAGTTACAACAAAAACGTAGTAGAAGAAGCACTTTTCCAAATCAAGAATTTGGAAGAGACACTTCAAGAAAATGCAAAAGGAATACTTCAGTCAACAATGAGTGAGGAAATCAAACAATTAGTAAAAGAATCTCTTAAAGAGTCAAAAAAGGGCAAAGGGGTTGATGAGCAAGAAGAACCTGTGACAGGTGGAGAAGCTGAACTTGACACAGAAACTGAAGTTGAGGATGAAGACATGGATGTTGACATGGAAGCTGATGCTGATTTAGAAGATGCAGAAATGGACGTTCCTGCACCGCCAGCACCAGGTGAAGAAGAAATGGATATGGAAGACGCTGATATGGAAATGGATGACGAAGAAACTGTAGATCTTACAGGTGCTTCAGATGAAGAAGTGTTAAGAGTTTTTAAAGCCATGGGTGATAATGATGGAATCGTTGTGAAAAAAGAAGGTGACAATACAGTTCATCTTACAGACGGTGATAATGAATATATGATCCAATTAGGTGAATCTGAAGAAAATATGGAAGAAACTATATATGAAATAGAAATGGACGACGACATGATGGAAATGGACGATGAAATGATGGAAATGGACGACATGATGGAAATGGACGATGAAATGATGGAAATGGACGACATGATGGAAGAAGATGACATGATGGAATACGACATGATGGAAGAAGATGACTATATGATGGAAGAAGATGACTATATGATGGAAGAAGATGACATGATGGAAATGGACGACATGATGGAAGAAGATGACATGATGGAAGAAGATGACATGATGGAAGAAGATGACTATATGATGGAAGCCATTAAAAAGTCAATCCAACCAAAAGGTGTAGGAATCGGTCGCGGACCAAAATTTAGCTATGACAAAAAACCAAATATGGATGGTGGTTTTAACGAAAAGAAAAAAGAAGCTTTCGGTAAAGGAACTAAAGCCATGGGAACAGGTAAAGCTAGATTTGAATACAAAGAAGAAAAAGAGTACGGTGGTAACAAAGGTGACTACAAAAGAAGTAACGGTCACAAAGTAGGTGATAAAGACGGACACTACAAAGATTACATGAAGAAGAAAGAAACTAAAGAAGCTTCAAGAACTTTAGGTAATGGTTCAAAAGACGGAAGTAGAGGTCTTAGAAAAGCTAGAACAAACAACAGAAATTATGAATTTAATCCATTCAAACTTTCTGAATCATCAGTTAATGAAGTTAATTTATTAAGAGAAAAAAATGAAGAGTACAGAAAAGCACTTGACGTTTTTAGAACTAAATTAAATGAAGTAGCTGTTTTCAATTCTAACTTAGCTTACGCAACAAGATTGTTTACAGAACACTCGACTACAAAACAAGAAAAAGTTAACATCTTAAGAAGATTTGATAATGTTGAGTCTTTAAAAGAATCAAAAAATCTGTACAGAATCGTTAAAAATGAGTTAAACTCATCTGGTTCTTCATCAGAACAAAAATTAACCGAGTCAATTGAAAGAACTGTTAATAGAACTGTTGAAACAGGATCGTCAGTGAATTTGATTGAATCAAAAACTTATGAAAATCCTCAATTCTTGAGAATGAAGGATTTAATGGGAAAATTAAAATAAACATAAACAATAAATAATAAAAACTCAAAAAAAATGGGAGCATTATTAGAATCAGGTCTTGTAGGTAACATTGGGTTGAAACACCTTAAAGTTATCAAAGAAGACACAATTAACAAATGGGACAAATTAGGCTTTTTGGAAGGTTTAAAAGGTCACTTAAAAGAAAACGTAGCTCAATTATATGAGAACCAAGCATCTTTCTTGATTAACGAGGCATCTTCAGACGGATCTTCTAACGGAGCATTCGAAACTGTAGTTTTCCCTATCGTAAGACGTGTATTCTCTAAATTATTAGCTAACGATATCGTATCAGTACAAGCTATGAACTTACCAATCGGTAAATTGTTCTACTTCGTACCTAAAATCCAAGGTTACCAAAACGCATCTTCAGAAGCTGCTAATTTGTACCCTAACTCTACACCTAACAATGGTGACGCGGGTGGAGAACACTACGCACCACTAGGAGCACCTAACGGACCAACTAACCCTAACGTAGGTTATCAAGCATCTGCAGGTGGATACCCGTACAAAAAAGACCTTTATGATTTATTCTATGAAGGTAATGAGGCTGGATTAGATCCTCCAGGATTGTTCGATTACTCTAAAGGTAAGTGGACTGCGGTAACTGCAAACACAGCTGTTCAAAAGTGGGTTGGTAGTTCATTAGTTGACGCACCTTTAACTGATTACGCTGGAAACACAAGAAAAGTTATTATGAAACTTTGTGGATTCAACAATTCAGGAGCAGGTAAACTTATCGGACCTGATGGTAACGAAATGGATACTGAATCATTCCTTTCAGATTTAAGAATCTACGGAACTTCAGTTATTTCTGCTTCTACAACACCTTGTAACGTATTAACAGGTACTTACGGTAGCCAAACTGTATTCGTTCCTTTATTATTTAGAGTTGTTACACAAATCTACGGTAAAGGTATTGTTGATTATGGTAATAACCAAGCAACTGTATTTAACAACACTGGTACATTCCCTAATACACCAACTAACGGTGGTAATGGTGGTAACTATAATGATATCTGCGATAACAACGGTTGTATCTATTTAGAGGTAGATTTATCTTGTCCTGTATGTGCTGACTGTGACGCAACATCTTTAGATGGTTACACTGGTACTACAATCTATTCAGGTACTTCAGGTACTTCATTCATGGCTTGGTATAGAAGATATGCTGAGATGGAATTCGAAGATCAAATTGGTGAGGTTTCTTTTGACCTTGAGTCAGTAACTGTATCTGTTACAGAAAGAAAACTAAGAGCACAATGGTCTCCTGAATTAGCACAAGACGTTGCAGCATTCCACAACATCGATGCTGAAGCTGAATTAACAGCTTTATTATCTGAACAAGTTGCTGCTGAAATTGACCGTGAAATCTTACGTGACTTACGTAAAGGTGCGGCATGGCAATTACGTTGGGACTACAATGGATGGAGAAGAGTTGCCCAAACAACTTCTTACACTCAAAAAGACTGGAACCAAACTTTGATTACAGCTATCAACCAATTGTCAGCACAAATCCACAAATCTACTTTGAGAGGTGGTGCTAACTGGATCGTTGTTTCATCTGAGGTTTCTGCAATCTTTGACG